TGGCATAGCAGCAAGAGTATCAATTAAATTTATATAGTCAGTGCTTCTAGGATAATCTCCACCCTCAAATTTTGATTTTAGTTGTTCAACTGTTATAATAGCCATAGCTTTAAGTATACCATGATGATTCTGAGTTTATGCTATAATTTTTATATGCCAAAAACAGAAAAATGTTATTTTTGTGATCGTCAAGCAGAATACGATCAAACCGTTAATATAGATGAGTCTATCTATACTGTTGCAGGAGTCTGTAAAAATCATTTACGCATGGGTCTTTCTGTTTAATATTTGACTTTCCAGCTAATAATTGTTATACTGAGTATATGGATGCACCAAAAATTATGAGTATGGACTGGAGAGCCTTGGGCTATTGGCCAGTATGGAAAAACGGCAAGAAGATATGGGTTAAAGATGAATCCAAGAGTTAAATATATGACTTATGATTTTTATGCAGGTGAATGGTCTGGTAGTTGTGGTGCTTGTGGGACTGAATTATTTGCCCCCACAAAATCAGAATACCAACTGCAATTTTCAAAGCACACACATTCAGATAAATGTCTTGGTGGATATTGATGCATACCTATGAATTTGAATGTTTTGATTGTGGATCAAAATCTAAATTTGAAATTTATCAAAAAATAGATTATGAAATAACCTGCCCATGCGGTGGACTAATGATACTTATGTTTTATTTACTAAGTCCTGATACTAGGGCTCAATACAAACTTGATTTATCATAGCAAATAGTGTATGATTATAAACAACAACGAAAGGTAATAATATGTCAAATCCAATAGTAACAATGACAGGGCGTATAGGAACAGAACCAGAAATGATTAATTATTCTGGTGGTAAAGGAATCAAGTTCCGCATGGTAACAAGTGATAGAGTTAAGAATAAGGCTGGGGACTGGGAAGATAAAGATACTTCTTGGTGGAATATTGAGGCATGGTCAAGAGTAGCAGAGCAATCTCAAAACGTTCTAAAAAAAGGTCAGGAGATTACAGTTGTAGGAACTATTAGAGAAGAGTCTTATATTGATAAGGCTGGTAACAATAAGTTTATTACTCAGATTAAGGCTAATAATATTTCTGTTAGTGTTTATACCCTGCAAAAAAATTTAGTGGGATCATCATCAAGTCAAGATAATACTTGGAATGCTGATGGAGATACTCCATTCTAATATGTTTTGTTTTGCTTGCGGAACAAGATTAATTAATGGAGATTGTGGCAATTGCCTTAGTAACTCTAATGCACTAAAAGATTTTGAGGATGAAGATGACTAACTGGACTGAAGAACTATCTGACGAACATAAAGAGCAGATTTGGCATTTTATTGTTGAAACTGTTAAGGAAATTCGTGAACAGATTGCTCAAGATATCGAAGCTACTAATGGTCTTTGGAAACAAACCAGTGCAGGTAAATCTAGAAAAACTCAAAAAGCTTTTGCAGTTTCAGCTGCTATTGCTAGAGGACAAAACGAAAAACTATAAGTTAGGAGGCTACTAATGGTAAGTATATTATTTACAATCCCTGCTTTTATCGCAGGATATGTTGCATGTTATTTTTTTATGACATACAAGGTAGATCAAAATAAGTAAATTGAAAGTTTGTAGTAAATGTAAAGCAAACCTAGGGGATTCAGATTTTTCTCCTTCCTCTGGGGGTAAATATTTAAGACCAGAGTGCCGTAAGTGTGCAACAAAACTTGCAAAAGAAAGAACTGTATTACGAAATCTTTATGGATATCCAGAAGATGGATATGTTTGTCCAATTTGTCTTAAAGATGAAAAAGAATTACTTGGAACTGGCGGTAACGCAAGTGTTTGGGTAGTTGATCATGATCATATTACAAATACATTTAGAGGTCATCTATGCCATAACTGTAATCGTGGTATTGGTGTATTTCAAGATAGCTTAGATAGATTACAAAGAGCAATAAACTATTTATCTGGCAGTAGTAGCTCAGTTGGTTAGAGCCCCGAACTCATAATTCGGTCGTCGTAGGTTCAAGTCCTACCTGCTGCACTCATATATTGTAGGATCTTTAAACATCTTAAATAACACCTTATTAAGTGCCAAACCAAAAGCTTGATCTTCAGTGGAAAGAAATGTTGAGTGCTCTGTTATTTCATTTGATCTGGCTGAATGCCTTTTATTTGTATAAATTTTTACATCTTCCATCTGACTGCCACCAACATCATAAATATTTCCATACATTGATCTCCATAAGCAACTTGGATATTTTAAAATAATATTCTTTAGTTTTTCTTTTTCCATAATCATAGGCACATGCAGCTCGTAGTCAAGTGGTTTTTGTATTCCATAATCAATTAATCTGGTTCTTGTTAATATTAATTTTTTAATATACATAGATGATCCAGTTATTTGTGTGTATTTATCTATCTTAGTAGACAATAGCCCATTATAAAATTGATCAATCTTATCTATTTTCTTTATAATAAAAAAGTCGTCATTCATTAAGACAAACTCTTCTGATATCTCACTTGAATCACATATAGCATGTAGATTATTAATAGCATTAGCATACTTATGATGGTTTTGTTCTACGGGTATGTAGTTACCAGAATACCATTTAGGCTTACCGCCAACTAACCAAATATTTGCATCTGAAAAACTATATAGAACAGACCTGATAGAGTATCTTAACTCCTCATTGTCCCCAGGTTTACATATATAAACAAAATCCATAACCACCACACCTTTTACATAATTATAGCAGAATCTGGTATACTTATATCAACACAGAACGGGTGGAATCATTGGCTAACATAGTTTTTCTTGGTAACTTTGAAGTATCTTATAGTAGTGAGAATCATCATGCTAAGTCATTAGAATCTCTTGGGCATACCGTTCAAAAAATGCAGGAAAAAAAAGCTGGTAGTTCTGAAATATTAAATGCAGCATTAAAATCTGACCTATTTATATGGGTTCATACTCATAGATGGCAAACTCCAGGATCTAGGTCTATGACTGATGTATTAAAAGAACTAAAGGCTGCTGGCATACCCACTATGACATATCATTTAGATTTATGGTTTGGTATTGAGCGTGAAAAAGATTTAAAGAATGATGACTTTTATACAAACATAGGTCACTTCTTTGCTACAGATAAACTAATGTGTGATTGGTTTAATGAAAATACAAAAGTTGTAGGACATTTCTTGCCTGCTGGAGTTTATGATCAAGAATGTTATATTCATGAAGACTACGATTTAAATAATTTTGAAAATGATATTATATTTGTTGGCAGCAAAGGTTATCACCCAGAACATAAGTATCGCCCACAACTAATAGATTTTTTAAGAAAGACATACGGTAAAAGATTTTTACATGTTGGTGGAGATGGTGATACTGGAACAGTTCGTGGTAATGCTTTAAACCGTATCTATGCAAAAAGCAAAATAGCAATAGGTGATAGTTTAAATATTAATTTTAACTATCCTTACTATACTAGTGATAGATTGTTTGAAAGCACTGGTCGTGGTGGTTTTACTATCTACCCTCGTATTAAAGGACTCGAAGAATACTTTAAAGATAAAGAAGAGATTGTATTTTATGAGCATGGAAATCTGGAAGATCTAAAAACAAAGATCGATGAATACATTTTAGATGGTGTATCAAGAGAAAACATTAGAGCTGCAGGTCATGAAAGAACAAAGAAAGAACATACATATGTTCATAGATGGGCAACGATTATTGATGAGTTAGGAATAAAATGAAATATGTAGTCTGTCTACCATTTCGTGTGCAAGAGTTTCGTGATGAATTTATGTCTAATTGCAAATTAGAAAATATCTTAGAGATTGATAATACAGTTAATAATATTGGAATAATGGCTAGCCATAACCTTGGTATTAAAAAACTTTACGAAGAAAATGCTGATTGGTTGATCATAATGAGTGCAGCAATAAGGTTTGGTGATAAGGGTGGATTAGATATTGTTGAGCATTTAGAAAAAACTGATGCTCAAATTGTAGAAGGCTGGCAACTTTATGGTTGGCATTTAATGGCTTTTAGAAAAGATGTTATTGATACTGTTGGTGGGTGGGACGAAAACTTTACACCATACGGATATGATGACCTAGATTATAGTATTAGAATTACAAAAGCAATGCCTAATGTTAAATGGGAAAAGATTTTATTTGATGTTTCAGATACCATTATGGGGCATAGCGTTAAATTAGGTGGAGTAAGATCAAATGATAACTTATTACATCAATATTTTTATAACAAGTGGGGGCAATATCCTGGAGGTGGTCACACTGTTGATAAACTTTATCCAACTCCATTTAATTTACCAAATGTAGATTTTAAATACTGCCCAAAAGAAGATGACGAGAACCATATTAGTTTTATTAAAAAAGTTAGATACGAAGAATAGGATACTTATAAAATGACAGAAATGATAAAGACAAAGATTAATGGAGAGTTTGAAATCTTTCTTCCAGAACATCGTGCCAATAGACCTGAATGGTATACAGAAAAGGGATGGGAAAGAAAAAGACTAGAGTCAATGCATAGCAATCTTGGACCTAGCGATGTAATTTATTATGTTGGTGGAGAAGAAGGAGAAATGGTTGCTCTCTGTCAAATATGGGGAGCAGAGACTGTGATATTTGAGCCAAATCCTAAAGTGTGGTCACACTATCCACAATTATGGGAAAGCAATAATCTAGATAAGCCAATGGTCTGCATTCCTGGGTTTGCATCTAATGAAAACAATGAACTTACAAGAATTTATCATAACGAATTTCCACCAGAAGCTAATACGGTCATTGATGCTGCACATGGATTTAAAGAATTGCATACAGAAGGATCTAATTATGGACAGATAACAATTGATTCTTGTGTTTATGAAAAGGGTATCAAGCCACCAACTGCAATAACTCTTGATGTAGAGGGTAGCGAATGGGCTGTGTTAACTGGCGCAGAAAAAGTTTTAAGGGAATATAAACCAAAAATTTGGCTATCTGGTCATCCAGAATTTATGATTATGTATTGGAATAAGTATCTTTGGGATCTTAGATATTGGATCATGGAACTAGGGTATAAGGAAACAATACTAGACTATCAACATGAGGTGCATCTTTTTTATGAATCAATCTAAAACATTTTGGGATAACGCTGCTAAAGATCCAGATGTAAGGTATAAATATATTGCAGATGAATGGGCATCTACTGAAACATTTTTAGATCTTATAGAAAAAAATAATAACAACTGGAATAATGTTTTAGAGATTGGGTGCGGAATAGGAAGACTGTTAGTCCCACTGGCAGACAAGTATCGTGAATGTAATTTTTACGGAATAGATATTTCAGATAAAATGATAAACCTTGCACCTAAAAGAAATAATATAAAGTATCAAGAACTTGCAGACAATCTTGACCTTGTATACTCAATGCTAGTGTTTCAACATATTGAGCATCAAGAAAAAATTAATTATATAAAACTTGCTTATGAAAAATTAAAAGTTGGTGGCAATATGTTTTTTCAGTTTGTCATTGGGGAAGAAAATTCTCCATATTCTTATCAAACATCAAAGTTTGAAATTAATAGAATATTAAAAGATGTAGGATTTAATAACTTAATATTTACAGATCACATGCACCATGAATGGATGTTTGTTAGGGCTACAAAATGATTAATGCATATCTATATTCCTTTGATGAAAAAGATTGTGCTTCTGATAAGTGGGATTATGGTTTATTAAAAGAAATATTTGATAAATATAATATTGAACAAATAAAAGTAAACTCATTACCAGATGTTGATCGTGCATTTGTTGTTGTTCCTGGACCTCAAAACCTTGGTCATGAAGAAGATGTGAATAAAGAGTTACAGAAAATAGGAAGACTGGTGTTATTTATTACAGGGGATGAAGAAGGTAGGTTTGATATAACCAAGATTAGTCATCCTAATGCTGACATATGGATTCAATGCCCTCATAAAAAACATAAAAAATATTATAAGTTACCACTAGGGACTCCACAACATCTAAAAAACTCTGTTCCACAATATACTGATAAAAAATATGATGTATATTTTGGTGGACAAATAACACATTCAAGACGTAGGCAACTGTCTGATGCCATAAAAACCCTCTCAAATGCCCTTTTTAAGCCTACAGAAGGGTTTGCCCAAGGCGATCATCCAAAAGATTACTATGCCAACCTTGCAAGTGCAAGAATAGCGCCGTCACCTTCTGGCGCAGTTGTAATAGAATCTTTTAGATTTTATGAAGCTTTAGAAATGTTGTCTTTACCAATAGTAGATGCTGTTGATCCACAAGGAAATGTTATCAATTATTATGATTTTGTTTTTGAAGGTAAAACACCAATAAAATCAATAAAGAATTGGCATTCACTAACAACTGTAGTGCCTGAATTACTAAATAATTATCCTCAAAATATGCACGATGCTGTTTGTTGGTGGATTAAATATAAAAGAGATCTTGGTATTAGAATTATGAGGCAAATTAATGCATAAGAGAGATGTAACTATTGTAATACCAACTTCTGTTTTACCAAGCCATCCAAATACTTTTGTTATTGATGAAACAATTGCTGCTATTAGATCACATTTTCCAGACAACGAAATTATTCTACAAATGGATGGATTACGTAAAGAAAGAATGTCTCGTAAATTAGATTATGATGAATATAAAAATAGGATATTATGGAAATGTCTTCATGAATGGAAAAATGTTTTACCAATAATATTTAATGAGCATAGTCATCAGACTACAATGATGAAGAAAACTATTGGAATTATTGATACTGGAGCAATGCTTTATGTCGAAGGAGATGCCCCAATAACTCCTGACTGTGAAATTGATTGGCAAAAGTGTTTAGACATGTTAGAAAATAAAAAGGCTAATACTATTCGTTTTCATTTTGAAGCACAAATTCCAGAACCACATAAACATTTAATGTTTGGTCTAGAAGATGGATTCATGAAGACTGCACAATGGAGCCAACGACCTCACTTAAGCACTGTAAGATATTATAAAGATGTTGTCCTGCCTTTTTCTGATGAAAAAACTTTTATTGAAGATAGGTTTCACGGTAGAGTTCAAGATGATTGTTTGCCTTATGATACCTTTAGCGAAGAAGGTTGGAGCCATCACAAGCTTTGGATCTATCACCCAGAAGGACATATAAAAAGATCATACCATTTAGATGGTCGTGAGGGAACTAAAAAGTTTACTACAGATGATGATATTTGGGGATATAAAGAATGAGACTAGGAATCATAGCAAGGTCTGACAATACTGGTCTAGGTAATCAAACTATGGAACTTGTCAAGATGCTTAATCCTGATAAGATTCTATTAATCAATTCCCAATTTTTTAACAATAACCAGCAACATCCAGAGTGGTATAGAGATTATAATGTCATTGAAACTAGAAAAGGTATGCCTAGAACTAATGAAGTCTTAGCATTCTTAGAAGATATTGATGTTGTTATTAGTTGTGAAACATTTTATCATTTAGAGTTAGTTGATCTTGCTAAACAAAGAGGAATCAAAACTATACTTCAATACAACTATGAACTATTTGGTCATTTAGCACACCCAGAATGGACGTTGCCAGATGTCTTGCTTGCTCCTAGCATATGGAACTTAGATATAATTGTTCAGAAGTTTGGAAGTAAAACACAGGTAATGCATCTACCACCACCAACAGATCATACTTTATTTAATCAAGCAAAAGAAATAAATCTATCAAAAGATCACAAGCGAATACTACATATTGCTGGTAAAAAAGCTGCAAAAGATAGAAATGGAACTGAAAGTATTCTTAAAATGATGAAGTATTCTAAAGAAGATTACCAATTAGTTATAAAATCTCAGACTCCATTAAACCTTATATGCAAAGATTCAAGGGTAAAAATTGAAATAGGCAATCCAGATAACAGACAAGATATGTATAGTGGGTTTGATGCTATGGTTTTACCTAGACGTTATGCTGGTCTTTGTTTACCTATGAATGAGGCTCTTATGAGTGCCCTGCCAGTTTTTATGACCAATATATCACCTAACAATGCAATTCTGCCAGGAAAATGGTTAGCTGAATCAGCACAAATTGATAGCTTTAGAACAAAATCAATGGTTAATGTTTATGATGCAAAGTCAGTTAGTCTTGCTAAAATAATTGATAGCTATGTAGCCAATAATAATAAACAAAATATTAAACAAGATGCATTAGAAATAGGATTATCAAACTTTTCTGTAGAAAATCTTAAAGAAAAATATATTAAAATAATAAATGAATAAATAAAAAAGCCAGCCTATTTCTAGACTGGCCTTTCTAATAGAAGGTTATTACTTCTTCTTTGCTACTGCCTTTTTTGCTGCAGCCTTTTTCTTTACAGGTGCCTTAGCAGCCTTTAGAGCCTTATCTACGGTAGCAGCATCTGGCAAGATACCAAAAGCCTTGTCATTAGGGTTAATTGCCCTCAATGCCACTGGTGCAATTGCAGCAACTAATGCTGTCCATAGATCTTTTGGATCTGTTATTCCCGCCATATATAGGGCAAGACCTGAAGCAAGCACTGAGCGACCATATGATGCTAGCAATGCCTTATTCTTATCATTGATTATCTTATTCATTATTCCTCCTAGGATATAACTCGTGTTAGTATTGTAAAACCAATCCATAGACCAATAATTCCTGCGACTCCCGCAAAAACTGGTGGTGCTGGAACTGGCAATTTGAATGCAGCAAACACGATGCCACACCCAAAACCTGTTATTGTTGATAGAAAAATGTCTTTCATTGTTGTAATCCCCCTATATGTTTTAAAAAATCACTGTGCTTTATAAAGTCTTTACTAATGTTTTTTTTATTTAATATAAAACTAACTAACTCACTATGTTTATTTTCGTCAATAAATTCTTTATATATCTTATTTATGTTATTTAAATCTACAAGATTATTTCCTAAAGCAACAATATAGTAGCTATCTTTACTAAACCAAATCTCATCATAGAGTTTTGTAAGAGTTGAATTTTTTAAAATCTCTAAATTATTTAATAAATTCTGTGATTTTTTATTATTTTTATTAAAATTTATCCAAAAATCAGAATTATCTTTATTTGTTGTGTAATGCAAACTTAAAAAATCAACTATTGATTTTGCATCTCTGATGTAGTATTCATTAAATAGTTTTTTTATTTCAACATCGTTAGAAAATATTTTATGTTTTTGCATAAAAAATCTTTGTAATAACAAAATTGATTGACCAATAGAAGTTGCTTCTAATGGCTCTAAAAATCCAGAAGATAACCCGACTGCAAGACAATTATTTATCCAAACTTCTTCAAAAAATCCTGGATCAAAAATAAAAGACTTACCATTAGTTTTTGGATAAGTTGGTTTAAATCCTAAAAATTTTTCAATTTCTTCTTGAGCTTGATCTTCATTTATATAATCAGAATCAAAAACATAGCCACACCCATACCTATGTTGTAATGGTATCTTCCATATCCATCCATAATCCATGGCAATTGCCTCTGTGTAACTTGGAATATTTTCTGTATCAATATCTATAAAAAATGGTAATGCTCTTTTCATAGGTAGGTATTCCGAAAAACTTTGCCATTTGGAGTTGTAATGTTTTCCAATTATTAATCTTGCAAAACCACTACAATCAAAAACAAAATCTGTAAGTATAGTATCATTATTATTTAACTTTAAAGCAACAATATCATTCTGATTATTGGTTTCAATGTTTACTACTTCACCTTTAATTAATTTTATTTTTCTTAAGATCCCTAAATTTGATAAGAATGATGCTAAAAGTCTTGCATCAAAATGAATTGAATAATCAGAGTGGATATTCCATGAATGTAAAAATGATTTATTATTTTCTGTTTCTGCTAAGGCAGTAAAGGGTAAAAGTTTATTGTCTGAATACTCATCATTTACAGAAGTGTTTGTATTTTTTTCAACTATATTTAGAAGTCTTTCATATTTTAAGATTGGAAAATCAAAATTATTTCTCCCCCTATCAAAACCACTTTCATCAAAAATAGATCCTTCATGTGTAAAATCATGATAGTAGTAGTCTTTTTCTTTAGACCAATTTGTAAATTTAATTCCAGTTTTTATTGTGCACTTTGTTTCTTTTATTAAATCTTCAATCGCTATGTCTAAGTATTTTAAAATTGATATTAACTGCCTTGTAGAACCTTCTCCAGCTCCTAAAATTCCAATCTCTGGACTTTCGACTAAAGTAATGTTATCATCTGGAAAAATTTGTTTTGCATATAACGCTGTTATCCAACCAGCAGTGCCACCACCAACTACAACAATATTTTTCATTTATAGTCTTCTTTTGGTAGTAAGTCTTGTAACTCTTTATATGATTTTATAAAATTTGTTAGCATCGGATAGGATGGATGCCCATCATAGAGCAAGCCAAACTTTTCAAAATATTCGACATCAGGTTTTAAATCTAAAATCATCTTATTTATTTTACTTTGAACATCTTCTATATATTCGAATGACCAGTCACGAGAATCAGAAAGAAACTTAATAAAGTTTTCTTTATGAATATCGTCTTCATTTTTAAATTCAATGTTATTGTTATCAACAAAATGCTGTAATGATTTATGAGAAATCGATAACTTTGTAAATGCTTTATTTATTTTATTAATTTTAATTAATGAAACTAAATAAGCAAGGGCAAAGGATCCAGCTAATGTAAATGCTACTATAACAATAATATTATTCATTAATAAAACCATAGTATAAGTATATACTACCTACATAGTCTGTGTCAATTATTTGTGACATTATTTTATTGCCTCCCGTGTGACTAACACTATAGCCCCATTCATTTCTAAAGCCTTTTTGATATTTACTACATACTGTAATGCTTGTATTTTTTCATCGTGGACCATTCTGGCAAAACTATGTTCATTTAATTTAATAACAAGAAAATGATCACTATCAATAACTTGAACTTGAAATCCTTTTGGGGGAATTATTGAATGAAAAGCTTTACGCATATCGTCTGTATACATTACTTATCCATTGTTAATGACTGCCAAGTTTCTGACCAACCAAGTTTTGTTCTGTGATTATTAAATTCTCTTGATATTTCTCCACCTTCTAAATATACACCGCCCCAGATTCCCCACTCTTTAGCGGAAACTCCAACAGCAAAACATTTTTTTGCTACTGGACATCTACTACATAGCGAATCAATTATTGGTCTTACATCTACATCTTCTTCATATGTGTCAAAAAATAAACTATTATCAAGACCTAAACATAGAGCATCGTCTTTCCATACATGTTGTTTCATAGAAAGACCTACATCTTATACTTATTTGGAATGTCCCAGCCATTACGATCAACTTTGAATACTCGTTGTGTATACCACTGACCATTAACTCGAACGCCATTAACAGCGGTTCTACCCATTTCTGTTTTCTTACGTTCTACTACATCCCAGCCAATCCAAGAAAGTAAATTATTTTGCTTTACTATCTTTTCCATAGTGTCTAGTTTGTTTATTAACATGTTTTTGTCCCCACTTAATATCGGAAAATACCGACTTCTATATTATTTGATTCAGCAACATGAACTAATTTAGATATTGATTGTTTTGGTTTACTTAAAAAAGCAAAATAGTTTATTTGATTTATATTTTCTTCAAGCCAAGAAGATGCTACTTTATAAAATTTAATTTTACGTCCTCTTGATTTCATTCCTCTTTCAGATAAGTTTGAAAACTCTGAAACAAAAGAATTAATTTGAGTTGGACCAACAGAATAAATTATAAATTCTTTATCATCTTCATTCATACTAGAAAGAGCAACACCCATGGCACGAATAAAAACATTGTAGTCATTAAATTCAGTAGTTCCCTGAACCGCTACTATCATTTTTTTTCCCACTCTCTAAATTATCTAATATAAATAACATTTTGTTTATGTCATTTTTTGACATATTTTCTATATCTACTGGTTGTGCTGATCCAGGTTCCACTTCTCCATTAATAGCTTTGGCAACATAAAAAGTATTATCGGATACCCAATAAGCTTCCTGGCCTATAACCATAACCTTAATCATACTCTTTTCTGTATGCTTTGTCAACTGTGAAAATCGTTTTTTCTGATTAGAGGAATCAATTAAAAAAAAATATTTAAAAAGCTCATGTGTATCTTTTTGACTATACAAAGTTCTTGACATTTTTTTATTAATTTTTTTCTTCATTGCAATAATTATAACTAAAGATGCTATGAAAGTCAGGCTAAATCCGATAAAATATTGCACTTTATCGTTACTCCTTTGCTTTAGTCTTCTCTTGATAAAGATTTTTTACTATGTTTAGGAGTCATTTTATCTATTTTTTCAGAAAGTTCTGTAATTTCTGATTCTAATTTTTTATTTTTAGATTCAAGAGATGCTTTTTCAATCTTTAATTTATTAGTAATAAGCTGAAATTGTGCATTTTTTAACTCAGCTTCATTAGTTCTATTACTATAAAATAAAACTAATTTTTTTAAATCTTCATTATCTAATTCATCCATTATTTGTCCCCTTAGTAAAACTAAATGCGCTTCCTACCCAAGCTTTTTCTGCTTTGTTTTTTTCTCTTTCGACAATTGAACGGCTCCAGGTAAACCCTGCATCTCCACCCCAAGCATCCCACATAATTCTTCCATTAGAGGGAAACTCTGGACCATCAAAAAATCCTTTTCCTTTTTTATCTACTTCATGACGGGAAAAAAAGGAAAACATTCTTTTTACAGTATCAAGAGACATTGCTGATCCATTTACAATATCAGTTGCACGACCCCAACCTACTGGAGTTCCAGCACCAGTTGCCTTACCTTCTTCTTTCCACTTTAAGGCACGTCTTGCAGCAGCCTTCATGCCTGAAGTTGGACTGTAAGACTCAGCCATTTTTTGGTTTTCTAAAAATATCGTCAATATATTCTTTAACCTTAGTAGCTTTTGTTTCGCCCTTTGGTTTTACAAAAACATTATCAACATAATTTTCAGTCTCTTCAATTATCTTTTGATTGTTTGCAAGGTCTTGTTTGCTAAGCTTTTTTCCTTTACTTACAATCTTTTTAATTTTTTCTTTAGCCATTTTTTATTTCCTCTCTTTTTGATTGATAAGGACCAAGATCTGTTTTAATAGTCCCGTCTTTCCTTAAGCGAACAATTCTACCATTTTTTATTTGTGTAGGATTGAATGCTGTTATTTTTTTCTTTGGCATTATTTTTCAATCCCTAATGGATTAAAAGATCCATCCCAAATACTTTTTGTTGTAGAAGGCATGTCTGACTTATAAGTCCCACCACGGCGCTTATATTCTTGAACTACCCAAGAATTTGCAACTGCAGATGGATAGACATCAAACTTATCTTTTGCTTCTTGAATAATTCTTGCGTATAGCTTTGGATTAGAAGGTGTTGATCCACCCCTGCGTGGTTTAATCATTTCACCATAATTTGGCTTTTTTGCTTTTTCCATTTCATCCTCCATGTTTTCTGATTTTCCAATTTGAACATTATACATGTTTTCCATATCAGAATTATTTGGTGTTGCTGGAATTCCAGTTCCGCTTGATCCCATTTCCATAACCATCTCTACTGAGACAGACAGTGATTCAATCCTAATAACTTCAGACATGCGATGATAAGTAACATATGATTTTTCTTCCCATGCGCCATCTTCTTCTTCATATTCACGAACAATAACTGGCTTATCATTTTCCATATATTCCATAGAATATTCTGATCCTGGTAGTCCAAGAAGTCCTGGATTAGTCATCACGTATTCAACACGACCAACCATATTCTTATCATCTTCGCCCATATACATTACGAAGTCGCCTTCTTTAATTTCATGCATACTTTTACCTATGTTGCCTTCAGAGCGATTAATTGCATAAATTTGTGCTGCTGCTTCTGCTCTTGTTGTATGGCATCCCATAACCTCATTTGTTCCCTCTTTTATTGCAGGGTATCCTGAACAGCCGTATGAGCCCTTAGCTCCTATACTATATGGCATGGTAAACCTCCTAAAGTCTATACTTCATTATATCAGGCTTTCCTATTCAAAAGTCTAACTATCTCTGATAAAGACCACTTTTCTTCCTTAGAAAGAGTCCCTATTGCTTCCCTGGAGGTAGCTTTTCTAGTTATTGTAATTATGGGGTCTTCCAAAAAAAGATCAATATCTAAAAATCCTTTTTCCCATAAGTTCATAACCTCATCATTTACTGATTTAATATGGTCTTGATATACATCTGGCATTAACTCTTTTATCTTGGGAGTAAAAGAATATAAAAAATTACCAGTATCTGATTC